TCTAAACATAGTATAATCTCTTTTACAGGCAGTGTCAACAGTAATTCTTTCTGTTTTCTGGATAGAATCGCACCTAATATAGATACAGATTTAAATCCTAACTGGTCTAACCACATTGTATCCAAAGGACCCTCAGTGACACATAGTGTATCTGATGGGGTAATTAAGTGCTGTCCATATAATATCTTTGATTTCTGTAGCCCTCTAGAATATAAATATTTAGGAATAGTTTTTTCTTGTCTAATCGCCCATCCTACAGTTCTTTCGTCTTTATCTAACATTGGTAACACAAGACCATTCCTACCTGTAACACCGCACTGCCACTTTCGCATGCTTTTTTTAGTAAAGTCTCTACTAAATATCC